TGTAAATCCTTTTGATTTTTGGGAAGGTGCAAACTTCAAACTTAAAATTCGTAATGTAGAAGGCTATAGAAATTACGATAAAAGTGAGTTCGATAGCGTATCACCTCTTTTCAAAGATGATGCAAAACTTGAAAAGATTTGGAAGAGTGAGTATAAGCTAGAGGAGTTTGTTTCTTCTAGTAATTTTAAAGCGTATGATGTTCTTAAAGCTAGGCTCGATAAAGTTTTAGGAATACAAGATACGAGTGAAGAAGTTGTGGCGTCATCACCACAGCCTGTAGCACCTGCTAGTGTTACGCCTGATGCATCTAATTCTGTTGAAGACACACTCAATACAGAAGACGATGAGCAAGGCATGAGTTATTTTGAAAAACTAGCATCTGATGACAAGTAGTATTTTCTCCTTGTTGTTGTACCTTAGGGGCGCCGAAAGGTGCCCCTTTTTTTCCTAAAACGATAAGGCTTTATTATGAAACACTTCTATGAGAAAAATTCTGAATTCCTTAATTCAAAAGTAAACAAGACTTTCGATGAACTTCTTGCGATGTCAGAACCTGAGTTTGTAACTTGGGTCAAGGAAATGAGAAAGACAGTAGTTCATTACTGGGACACTAAAGGTCAACCACCTAGAGTTGGCTATGATGAACATGAGATAGTTAAACAGTTTAATGAAATGACTTCTTTTCCGACTCATAATTTTTTAGTTACTGATGAACATACTGGAACTGATGATGCAATCTTCACAGGCAACTTAACAGGAAATGCAGTTAACCAGTGGTTTCCTACAATGATGAAAACAAGAATCAACTATTCAATAGATTCCGATTCAGGCAAATCAATTTATGATTATTTTGCTAGAGATGATTTAGCAAATACTTTTACATTGTATGCACATAGACATTTTAGAAGAGACTCTTTCTATAATTATTCTCAAACTATTGAAAAAGGTAAATTGATTGATAATGTTGGTGGTAATTTAAGATACAGAACAACAAACATAAAAGAATTTGTAGAGTGGTTTGAAAATAATGCAAGAGCGTATAATACTCACGATTACTGGTTTGAGCCTAGTTCTAATGATAAAGAAGCATATTCAGGCTTCAATGATAATTTATCAAGCGTGGAATATATGTCAATAACAAGAGATGAACTTCTCAAACTAAATTGCAGACCTGAAACACTTGCGAATATAAATCATGGCGATGAAATGGCAAAGTATACTACGAGACCATATGAAAATGCTGATGTTTTTAGAGTGAGACTTTATAAGAAAAATCAGAAAATATTTCCAAAAGGCTTTCAAGCATTCAGAGTTTCTTATTGTCAGTACGCTGTAAACTTTCCACCTCTCATTGCAAAGTTTCTGTATGAGAAATATACAACGTCAATTAAAGACCAAGAGCAGATAAACATTTATGACCCATCATCTGGTTGGGGTGGAAGATTATTAGGTGCCTTGTCAATAGATGATAACAAGAATATAAACTACATAGGAACAGACCCAAACACAGACCATAACATAGGAAATGGAAAAACAAAATATCATGATATCGCTGAGTTCTTCAATACAAAGACATATCGTGCTACAGGATTATTTCCTAAAGTTCATAGCTATGAAATATTTCAACATGGCTCAGAGGAGATACACAAAGATGAAAAATTTCAAAAGTATAAAGGCAAGATAGATTTAATATTTACATCGCCGCCTTACTTCTCAAAAGAGGCTTACTCTGAAGATGATACTCAATCATATAAAAAATTTACAACTTATGATATATGGCGTGATGAGTTTCTAAAGAAGACTCTTGAGACATGCGTGGAATGGTTGCGTGAAGATAGATATCTTTTATGGAATATAGCTGATGTAACTTATTCTAAAAAGAATCTCTGTCTACCTTTAGAACAAGATTCTATTGACATTCTAAAAAGTTTAGGTATGGAATACAAAGGAGTTCTTAAAATGTGTCTAGCACAAATGCCAGGTAAGAACAGAGTTGATTCTGATACAGGAGTTCCGACAACTAAAAATTTCTGTAAGATAAATGGGAAATGGCGTAAATATGAACCAATCTTTGTCTTTCATAAAAAAAGTTCTTGACATGTAATTTGACTTAGTTTAGTATTTAAGAATGCAAACAGTTAAAGAAAAAATTCGTCAGCGTAGGTCACAAATGTTAGTTCATTCTTATTTGTACTACAAAATAGATAGTCCAATTGTTGATGACGATACTTGGCAAAAGTGGGCGAATGAGTTAGCTGAGTTGCAAAGAAAAAATCCTGATGATTGCCAGATTAATTTTTATGATAAAGAATTCAAAGACTGGAATGGCGACACAGGATTTCACTTGCCTTTGAATGATAGAAATGTTAGAATGAAAGCACAACAAATCTTGAACATACACAATGAGAGGAAATAAATTATGGCTACAAGATCAGCAATCGCAATCAGAGAAAAGAATGGCACGTTTACTGCCATGTATTGTCATTATGATGGTTGCCCAGTAAACGGGCATGGCAAAACTCTTCTTGAGTATTACAACACAGAGGTCGATGTTCATAATCTTTTAGAGATTGGAAATGGAATACAGTCTTTGAAGCCTTGCGTGTTTGAAACAAAGAAAAATATTCTTGACATTGAACCTGTCGCCCATTTAGCATGTGAAAGTAATCTACGCTATTGGGCAAAGAGTGCGTGTTGTGATTATGTTTACATTTGGGATAACGGCTGGCGATTTATTGAGCGAGACCACGGCGGGTTTGAAAGTGAGAGA